CTACCCCACCTGGGCGACCGGCGACCACGACACCGTCATCCACTGCGCCGCTCCCGTCGGCCCGGTCGGCATCCTCCACCGCAGCGTCCTCGCCGAGATGCTCTCAGCGACGGACGCCGCCCTCCGCCTCGCCCGCCGCAACGCAGCCCCCATCGTCGTGTTCTCCTCCTCGGAGGTGTACGGCACCGAGCACCCCACCGGCCAGCTCGTCACCCCCGACGACTGGTCCCACCGCACCGAATACGGCGTCGGTAAGATCGCCACCGAGCAGATGGCCCGCCGTCACCACCACGAAACCGGCCTCCCGACGTGTGTGATCCGCCCGTGGAACGTCACCGGCCCCGCGCAGCGCGCCGACGCCGGATTCGTCATCGCCCGCATGGCCCGCCAGGCCACCGCCGGGCAGCCCGTCACGGTCTACAAGCCCGGCACGCAACGCCGCGCGTTCATGCACACCGACGACCTCGCCGTCCTCGTCCGGTCCCTCCTCGACGACACCACCGGCGCGCCGTGGGACGCCAAGCCGGTGGACGCCGCGACACCGAAGAACGCTGTGTCGATGCTCGACCTCGCCGACATGTTCGGCACCGGGCACACCATCGTCGACCCTGTCACCGAGCACGGTCCGCTGTTCCGCGAAGCGGCCGCCGGCACGAAACTCCCGATGCCGCACCCCGCGTTGTGCGGCTGGACGCCCCTCGACCGCATCGTCGCCGACGTCACCGCCGCCCACGCCCACCAGGCGGCCGCGTGATGGCGACCGCCGGCATGGAGAACCTCGTCGCCCACGTCCGCCGGTTGGCCGCTGTCGGCACCGCCGAGTACACGACCGCCGACCAGGCGTGGTGGACCGACGACCAGATCGAGGGCGTCCTCGCCGGCCATCGTCGCGACATCGTCGGCGAACAGCTCACCCCCGAGAAGACGATGGTCGGCGGCGGCTCCGCGCAGTGGCGCACCTACCGCTCCCGGTACCGGAACCTCGGTGGCGCGATCACGATCGAGGACTCGTTGGGTGATGACCGCGGCACCGCCACCTACACCGTCGACCGCGCACACGGCGTCGTCACGTTCGACGCCGACCAGGCAGGCACCGCCCTCTACCTCACCGGCGCCTCCTACGACCCGCATGGCGCCGCCGCGGAAGTCCTCGAAGCGTGGGCCGCCCACGAGTCCCTCCGGTTCGACATGACCACCGACGGCCAGTCGTTCCGCCGGTCCCAGAAAGCCGACGCGTTGGAGAAGCGCGCCGGTGAGCAGCGCCGTCGCGCATGGGCGAAAGGGCTGAGGCTCTGATGCTGACCATCCGCGAACTCGACGACATGCGCGCCACGTTGGATGCGTCCCTCCCCGGGACCGCCGTCATCGTCCGCGCCTCCGGGACCAGCGACGGGCAGGGAGGAACCATCACATCATGGATACCCGCCGGTACCGCCGCAGCCCGTATCTCCCCGTCCGCTGGCGGAGGGCAGGGCGTTTCCCCCGTCGACGGTGGACGCCTCACCCACGAAGACGAATGGGTCATCACCTTCCCCGCCGGAACGTCCGTCACCGCCGCCGACCGGGTCACAGCCGACGGGGTCGCATATGAGATCACCAGCGTCGACACGCAACGGTCGTGGGACCTCTGCGTGCGTGTCCGCGCGAAGCGGGGCCTCCTGCCGTGACCCCCCTCGCGTATTCCCGCATTCCCGCGATCGCGGCCCGCACCCCGGCGGTCGTCGCCGCCGCGTTGGCGAAAGTCGCCCACGACGTCGAGTTGGGCGCGAAGGGCCTCGCTCCCGTCGACACCGGCCACCTCCGGGCGAGCATCGCGGCGGGCGGCGGCGGGATGACGTGGCGTGTCACCGCCGCCGCCGCGTATGCCATCTACGTCGAGTTGGGCACCCGGAAGATGTCGGCGCAGCCGTATTTGGTGCCCGCGTTGCGCACCGAGTGGCCGAAGGTCACGACGCACCTGCGGGGGTTGGTCTGATGGACGCCATCGCCACCGCCCTCCACGCGGCCCTCAGCAACGACACCACGTTGAAGACGACGCTCGGCGTGACGGGCGTCTACCAGGGCGTCGCCCCCCGCGGCGCGACATACCCCCTCATCACGTTCCAGCTCGCCGACGGCGAAGACCGCCGCGTCTTCGGGGCATCCGCCACCCAGTGGACCGAATGGATCGTCAAGGGGTGGGACCTCGACTCGTCCCACAAGCGCGCCAAGCAGATCGCCGACCGCATCAACGCCCTCCTCGACGAACACGAGGCGGCGATCACTCCGACCGGCCTGACGGTGCTGTGCCTACGCCGGATCCGGACCCTGCCGGACATGACCGACAACGACGAGGGCCAAGGCGGGTTGCTGTATCGCAGCTCCGGAGCCCGATACGAAGTGGAGGTGCGCTAGTGCCCAAGTACCGCGTGCTCCGCGGGCTCAACTATCCGCCCGGCAAACGCGCCGAGGCGGGCGAAGTCCGCGACGACATCCCCGAGCAGTCCATCCCGTGGCTCCTGAAAGCCCACGCGATCGAGCCGGTGGTCACGGTCCGCCGCGACGTGAACCCGTATCCGCGCACGCCGAAACCTGACCGGAAGGAGGCGTGATGGCGTTCCACCACGGCAAAAGCGCCCGCGTCTACATGAACGCCCTGAACATGTCGGACTACATGCGATCGGTGGAAGTGTCCGCCGAGTCCGACACCGCCGAATCGTCCGTGTTCGGCGCGTCGTACAAGCAGTACGTCAACGGCCTCAAGGACGCGACCGTGTCCGGTGAGGGCATCCTCGAAGCGACACAGGACGGCATCGCCAACGACACGCTCGGCGCGGCGGAACGGTCGATCTGGCAGGTGTGGTTCGCCGGTGACGCCGTCGGGATGCGCGGCCGCGGCCTGGACGCCGACACGACCACCTACTCGCCGTCGTCGCCGCTCGACGACGTCGTCCAGTTCACCATCGAGGCGCAGTCGTCGGTGGGCGCCGACCCGATCGTGTCGCACCACCAGCACGCCCAGCGCGCCACGTCCGGCACCGCCGCCAGCGTCGACGGTGGCGCGCAGACCACCCGCGGCGCGGTCGCCTACCTCAACGTCACCGCCATCTCAGGCAGCGCCGTCGTGACGCTGCAGGACTCCGCCGACGACTCCACCTACGCAGACCTCATCACCTTCGGGACCGTCACCACCACCGGCGGCTACCGAGCCACGGTCGCCGGCACGGTCGACCGGTACACGCGCCTCGTTCACACGAACGCGGCGGGAACCATCACGTTCGTGGCCGGTCTCGGCCGCGCCAACTAAAGGGAGGCCGAGATGCCATTCACCCACGGCAAACAGACCGAGATCTACGTCAACGACTCCAGCGGCACGGAACGCGACTTCTCCACGGTGTCCAACAGTGTGGAGTTCTCCCACGAGGCCGACACCGCCGAGTCCAGCACGTTCGGCGCGTCGTACAAGCAGTACGTCAACGGCCTCAAGGACGCCACCATTTCGATGGAGGGCCGTTTCGACGTCACCTACGACGGCTACCTCGCCGACCTCCTCGGCGGCACCGCCGTCCTCGTGAAGTATTTCCCGCAGGGGTCCGCCACCGGCCTGCCGTACTACTCCGGCTCCGCGATCCTGACTTCCTACAGCCCGTCGTCGGATCTGGGTGACACGGCGAACTGGTCCGCGGAGTTCCAGTACGCCGGCGGCACCGTGACCCGCGGGACCGTGTCGTAATGGCGGCCACCACCAGGGACCGCACCAAGAAGGGCGAGCCGTCGGGCGTTGCAGGGACGCCCGGCGACCTCGCGATCCTGTCCATCGACGCGATCCTCGTCGCCGACGACCTCCCCGAGAAGGTCGTCCCCGTCCCCGCATGGGGCGGCTCCGTGCGGTTGAAGGCGTTGTCGCATGGCCAGATGGTCGACGCGCAGAAGTACGCCACCGGCCCCGACGGCGAGATAGACGCCGCGGAATACGACATGCAGATCCTCGCCCTCGCCCTCGTCGACCCGTCAGTGACGCGGGAACAGTTGGGTCAGCTCCGCCAGAAGAACCACTCCGTTGTCCGCGGCTTGATCCTCGAAGCGGTAACGTTGTGTTTCGCCGACCCGGAGAAGGCGGCCGCCCGATTTCCTGAAGGAGCCGTGGAGGACGTTCGAGTTCCGGCTGGCGAGGGACCTCGGGATGACGGTGACGCGGCTGCGGAGGGAGATGCCTGAGGCGGAGTACGCCGAGTGGATCGGCTTCTACACGTACGAGAACCAGCAGCGTGAAGCAGCCGAGAAGAAAGCCCGGCAGGCCAGCAAACGACGGTGAAGGGGGTGAGGGCGCATGGCTAGTGAGGTCGCTTCCGCATATGTGACCCTCACCGCGAACACCGGCGGTCTCACCACCGGGTTGACGGCGGCGGAGGCGAAGGTCCGCGGGTTCGCGTCCTCCGCCGACCGCACGGCGTCGCGGGCCAGCAAGTCGTTCTCGGCGATGGGCGTCGCGATGAAACGCGGCCTGATGGTCGGCGGGATCGCCGCCGGTGTCGCCCTCGGGTCGGCGGTGAAGACCGCGGCGGACTTCGAGACCGAGATGTCTGCCCTCCGGTCGGTGACGAAGGCCGGCGCGAAGGACATGGACCGCCTCAAAGAGTCCGCCCTGGACCTCGGCGCCGCCACGAAGTTCTCCGCACTGGAAGTCGCCGGAGCGCAGACCGAGCTGGCCCGCGCCGGCATGTCCACCTCGCAGATCCTCGGCGGCTCCCTGAAGGGCTCCCTCGCGTTGGCCGCCGCCGGCCAGATGGAACTCGCGGACGCGTCGGCGACGATCGTCGACACGATGGGCCAATTCGGCCTGAAAGTCGGCGACGCCACCCACATCGCCGACGCCCTCGCCGAGGCGGCGAATGCCACCACCGCCGACGTGTCCGAGATGGCGCAGGGCCTGGAGAACGTCGGCAACATCGCCCGGAACGCGGGCCTGTCGTTCGACCAGACCGTCGTCGGATTGGAGTTGCTCGCCGAGAACGGCACGAAAGGCGCAGAAGCAGGTAGCGCCCTCCGGTCGATGCTCACCAACATCGCGACGCCGTCCGCGAAGGCCGCCAAGAAGATGCGCGAACTCGGGCTGGAGTTCTATGACGCCCAGGGCAACTTCAAGGACTTCGGGGACGTCTCCGGCATGTTGCAGCGGTCGTTCGCGGGGTTGACGGCCGAGCAGAAGCAGAACGCCGCCGCAGTGATCGCGGGCACGTATGGCCAGAAGGCACTGTTGGCGATCATGTCCGGTGGTCCGAAGATGGCCCGCGAGTTCGAGGCGGGCCTCCGAGAGCAGGGGGCGGCGGCGGAGATGGCCGCCACCATGAACGACAACCTGCAGGGCAAGTTGGAACAGCTCGGCGGGGCGATGGAGACCATCAAGATCCGCGTCGGGTCCGCACTGATTCCGCTGTTGTCGGATGCTGCGGTGGCGACGGCCGATTGGCTGGATGAGCTCGGCAACTCGCAGGCACTCGACGATTTCGGCGCGGGGCTCGCGGACGGACTGAGGGCTGTCACTGATGCGGCAGTGTCCGCGTGGGCGGCGGTCCGACCGTTGATCGTCGACCTCGGCAGCGGACTGGTAGATGCTGCTGTGGGTGTCGGTCAGGCGTTCCAGGATGCCACGCCGATGGTGTTGCTCCTCGGCCAAGCGTTGGTGACGGTTGCCGGCGCGGTGGTGGGTGTGGTGTCCCCGGTCTTGTCGCTTACTGGCGCGTTGATGGGGTTGCCTGGGGTTGGGCAGGCTGCGACCGTCGCGTTGGCGTCGATCGCCGGCGGAATGCTCGCTCTCAAGGCCGTGTCGGCCGCCGGTGGCATGATCGCGTTTGCTCAGCTGGCGACCACCGTTCGTTCCCTCTCGTCCGCCGTCGCGCTGGGGGCCGCTGCATTCCCAGGACTTGCCGCCGGTATCGGGGCGCTCGCCTCCCCGGTCGGCCTGGTGGGTATCGCCGTCGCGGGGACCGCCGCCGGTATCGCCCTGCTCGCATCCGGCGCGTTCGCTGGGTCGACAGCGGCGGAACGCCTCGCTGCATCCCTCAACGCAGTCGCCGACGCCGCACGCGGTGTCGACGCCGCCGTGAAAACCCTCAACGGCGCGACCCTCGACCTGAAGGAAGCGAAAGTGCAGGAACAGGCGGCGATGCTCGCACGCCAAGCCGCCTACAAGCGCGTCGCCGACATGACGAAAGGCCTGTCCGGCGAGCAGTTGAAAGCCGTGCAGTCCAGCCTCGCCTACAAACAGGCCACGAATGCCGCCGCGCAAGCCGACGTCGCCGTGGCCCGCGCGCACGGACGCACCACAGAGGCCGTGAAGGCGAACCGGACTGCGATGGTCGACGCGCTCACCGCGCAGTTCAAGGCGATCACCACGTCAGACGGCAGCATCAAGTCGAAACGCAACGAGATCACCACGATGCAGAACCTCACCCGCTCGCTGCGGCTCTCGAAGTCCGCGGTCGACGAGGTGACGGCCGCCTACAAGAAGCAGGTGAAGGCCGGCGCGTCGATCGAAGCGAAGTTCAACACGATCCGTGGCGCCGCCCGCACCGCCGCCGTCGAGATGAAGAAGGCCGGCGACGAGAAAACGGCTGCGCAGTGGGAGCGGATCGGGCGGCTCGACGACAGCGGCCTCCGCCGGTTCCTCGCCCAGCTCGACGCGCTCGGGTCGAAGGGCATAAAGGGACCGCAGGCGATCGAGCGGGCGTTGCAGGGCATCAAACCGCCGAAAAAACTCGATTTGACGGCGAAGGACGACATCACTCCGAAAGCCAAGTCGGCGAGGAGGACGCTGTCAGCGGTCCCTGAGCACACGAACACGACGATGCGAGCCGACGCGAGCAGCGCGATCGCGCAGGCCCAATCACTGCTGTTACTCGCCCGTCAGCTGGACGGGAAAGTCGTCACGACGACGTTTAAGGCGAACCACCCGAAGGGGTCGCCGCGCGCCTACGAGATGCTCGACATGCTTCGGAAGGAACCTAAGCGCCGCCAGTTCGACGTCGTGTTCCGCCCGCAGGGCACCGGCGCGACCGAGATGGCCCGCACTGCCCGCGCCGTCGGCTCCGGAGACCTACAGGGCCTCAAAAGCAAGTTCGGCGGCGGCTCCACGAGCCCGCTGCAATCCGCCATCGGGTCCGCCGGAAGCCTCCTCATCAAGGCGGACCTCGACATCGCGAACCTCCCCGAGGTCATCCGGGAGGCGAACACGGCGGGCCTGTCCATCGGCGGGGCGTTCGGCAAATCCATCGACAAGCAACGGCAGGCGTTGGCCCGCACCGTCGGCCAGTCGAACGAACTGATCAAACGCATCGAAGCGCTCCGGAACCTCACCGGCCAGCTGGGGCGGGCGCAGGCAGCGGTGAAGCAGGCGAAGGGCGACTCCGGCGAGATGAAGAAAGCCCGCGCCCAGTTGGCGAAAGTGCAAGCGGATATCGCCGTCGCCCAGAAGAAATTCGCGGCGCTCGCCGGGAACGACACGGCCGCCGCCGCCCTCGGCAAGTTCAACAAGAAGATCGCCCGCCAAGTCGCCGCGCTCAACGTCCCCGCCCGTGACCTCCGATCGAAAGCCGAAGAGTTCACCACCGCCAAGGAACGCTTCGTGGAGGCGTTCAAGACGCAGGCCCTGGAGCAGTTCGACCAGGACACCCAGCGGCGCCTCGACTCCATCCGCGGCACGTTCGAGGACGGCTTCCGGCAGATCGGCAGCAGCTTCGAGCTCGTGCCGGGGATCATGTCCCAGGTCGAGGCGCGCCTCACTGCGTCCACGAAGTCGGTCACCGACGCCCTGCAAGCCGAAACGGACGCGATCTCCGAGAAATACCGGGTCCGCGGGAAGGCGTTGGACCGCGAGCTGTCGGCGGAGATGAAGGCGTTCGACAAGCAGGCCAAGGCCCGCGAGCAGGCCATCGACGACCAGACGAAGGCCCTCACGGCGTCTGAGGCGAAACTCGCGGCGATTCGCGGCCAGGCGAACGACGCGAACTTGAACCGCGGCCTCATCGACGCGGAAGAAGCGTTGCGTGAGGCGATCACGAAGCGGATGCCGGAGTCGGAGGTCAAGTCGCGGATGCGGGCCGTGGAGGACGCCCGCACTGCCGTCCAGGTCGACGCGTTGGAGAAGCGCGCCGAGGTGGAACGCACCGAAGCCGACGCCCGCGGCGAAGCCCAGAAGGAAGCGTTGGCGGCGCAAATCGAGACGGAACGGTACGCGTTGGAGGATGCCCAGGAACTCCGCACGATGGCGTTGCAGGCCCAGCAGACCGCTGAAACTCAGGCCGCCCAAGCGCGCGCCGAAGCCCAGACGACAGCCCTGTCGAATGCGGCGGCGGCGGAACGCATCTACTGGCAGACCCAACAGGACGGCCAGACCGCAGCGTTGGAGTCCCAGCGGAACGTGGAACGCGCATCCCTCGAACGGTCGCTCGATAATTGGGGCTCGAACTTCATGCGGTTGCGGGCGATGGTCGGCGGGAATCACGCCACCGTCCTCGGCCAGGTCAACCAGTTCGGGGACGCCCTCTCCGTCTCCGGTGAACGGTTGGGGCATGGCTACGCCGACGGCATCCGCAAAGCGTTCCCAGACGTGAGGAAGGCGGGGGAGCAGATGGCGGGCATCCTCGCCCGTTACCTGCAGTTGCATTCCCCCGCCGACGCAGGACCGTTGGCGAAGCTCGACCGGTGGTGGAAGCCCCTCGGGGCGACGCTCTTGGGCGGCACGGACTTCGACGCCGCACAGAAGCTGATGGCGCAGTTCGCCGACCCGACGATGGGTGGCGCCTCGTGGGGTGGCGTGGGTGGCGGGCCGATTCAGATCGACGTGACGGTGCAGGACCGCACCACGGTCGGCATGTCCCGCGACCAGGCCCGCCGGTTGGCCAGCGATTTGAAGCCGGAACTCGACCGGATCGTGAGCATTCGATGAGGAGGGACCTGATGGCGCACTCTGGTTTGAGCATCGGCACCGCCACAGGCGGCGGCGAATATACGGTCACCCTCGCCACATGCTGCCGCGAAGCGCTGCTACTCGCCGACGCGCAAACACGGGCCGCCGCCGAGCAGCCCGTCAGCATCCAGATTCCCGCCGAGTTCACAGCAGGCCGCGCCAACACGACTCTCACCGAGCCGACTTCCGCGACGAAGACGGGCCGCTGACGCGATGGCACCAATCGCGGCCCTCGCCGAATACTGGGTCGACGTCGCATGGTCCCCCGTGGTCGACGACGCGTGGCGCCTCGACGTGTCCCCGTTGGGCGGCACGGACGTTCTCACCGACGAGTTCTCCGTCGACTTCAACGGCGTCTACGACGACCTCGTCAACGAACCCGGCCATGGGGTCAAGAGCGTGCGCATCCGCCGCGGCCGCGACGACCGCCTCGCGTCCATGCAAGCCGGCGAATGCATCATCGTCCTCCGCGACCCCGACGGCCTCTACAACCCCCGCAACGAAGCATCCCCCCTCTACGGCTCCCTCCTGCCGATGCGCCAAGTCCAGGTGCGCGCGTCGAACGACGGCGGCGACACGATCCACCACCTGTTCCGCGGCTTCATCCGCAGCATCGAACACAACCCCTCCGTCGACGCGCAGGAAACGACGATCGTCGCCAGCGACCTGTTCCTCTGGCTGTCCCGCGTCTCCCCGACCATCGACCTCCCCGGCGAAGTCACCACCGGCGAAGCCATCGCCGCCCTGCTGGACGACATCGGCTGGACCGACGTCAACCTCCGCGACCTCGACGAAGGGGACACCTTCGACGGCTTCGAGGCGGACGGCGACGCCACCGCCCTCAACCTGATCGAAGCGCTCTTGGAGGCGGAACGCGGGACGTTCTTCGCGGCGAAGGACGGCGCCGCGACGTTCGAGGACCGCCACTCCCGCGCCACCCGCACCAGCGTCGCCACCATCGACGACACCATGCGCGCCCTCCACTCCGGCGTCGACCTCGACGCCATCGGGAACCGCGCCCGCGTCGCACGGCAGATCGGCACCGTCACCGGCGACTACCAGGAGCGCGTCGACGGGGCATCCGCCGCCACGTACGGCCTCGCCGACGTGGGCGACATCACGAGCCCCTACCTCGCCTCCGACATTCATGCCGCATCGCTCGCGGGGTATCTGGTGGCGATGCGCGGCCAGCCGACGTCCCCCATGTGGGGCCTCGATTTGATCAACAGCGACGCCGCGACCCTCTCCCTGATGATCGAACGGGAACTCGGGGATGTGGTGTCCGTCAACGACACGCGCGGCGGCACGTCCGGCGACTACTTCGTCGAGGCGGTCGAGCACGAGATCACCGACGGCGGGAAATACCACCGCGGCCGCTTCGTGCTCTCCGAGCGGGGCCGGGACGTGTTCGTCGTCGGCACATCGACCGTCGGCGGCGCCGACATCATCACCTACTAGGAGGGGACGCCCATGGCCTATCAGACACTCGCGGAACTGAACACCGGCGACGTCCTCCCCGAAACGTGGGTCGACCAAGTCAAAGAGAACTTCGAGGCGATCCGCGGCTCCGCCGTCACCACGCTGCCGACGGGGTACGACAACCAGGTGGTGCGCTACAAGCCGCTGGGGGCCGGGTCGTCCCCGACGTGGATGTGCGTCTTCGACACCGAACTCAACGGCGGCGTCGGCGCGTGGGCCGTCATCGGCGGTGGAGCGCCGATCGAGGCATACGCCGCCAGTGCATCCACCACCGGCACCGCATTCGGCAACCTCACCGGCGGGCCATCCCTCGTCATCCCTGTGGATGGCCTCTACGACTTCGAGGTCGGCGCCGAGTTGCGGAACTCCGGCGCTAACTGGAACATGGTTCAGCCGTCGGCGCTCACCGACTCCGATTCATCGTGCCTGCGATACCAGTTCTCCTCGGGGAACGTGATCAGCCCAGGGTTCCGGCGTTACGCCGGCCTGGAGATATCTGCGGGCACCGTCGTAGCGCGTGCCCGCGTGACGGCAGGCACGGGTGAGTTCTTCAACGTGGTGTTCGCCGCCTACCCGCGGGAACTCCGGCCATGAGCTACACGACCCCCACCGCGAAAACCGCCGGCCAGAATTTGACCGTCGCGGACTGGAACACCAGCGTTCGCGGCAACCTCGAAGCGTTGGCGAAACGACCTGCGTGTGTCGCCGAACGCAACAGCAGCCAAACGCTGTCCACCGGCGACGCCATCGCGTTCAACGACACAGACCGCGTCGACACCCACACGATGCACGACACCTCGACCAACAACACGCGCATCACCATCCCCGCCGACTGGGGCGGCATCTGGTTCGTCGCCGCCTCATCGCAGGCCACAGCGCTGCACCTGCTCGTCAACGGCACCGCCGTGCGGGCCCGCGGCGGCTACTCCGTCTCCGCCCTCATCCCGCTCACCGCCGCCGACTACGTCGAGGCCGTCGCCGGGAACGCCGCGTCGATCACCTCCGCGCAAATGTCGGCGATCTGGATGCGGGCCACACCATGAGCTACCAGACCCTCTACACGCTCTACACCGGCCAGCCGATCCCATCCGCACAGTGGAACGCGATGCGCGACAACCAGGAATGGGTCGCCGCCCCACCGATGTGCAACCTCACCCGCACCACCAGGTGGAACGTCACCGGCGACCGGTACGGGCCGTTCACCGCAACCGTCGTCGACACCCACGGCTTCTGGGACCCAGACACGGCCCCCGAGAAGGCCACCGTCCCGACCGGGGCAGCAGGCACCTACCTGATCACCGGCTGGCACCAGAACAGTTCGACCAGCATCTCGAATCCTGATGGCGGGCCGATCGCGCCGGGAACATCGGCGATGATGCCGTTCCTGATCGGCGGCAGTGGCACCGCGAGCATGAGCATCGAGTCGCGGGCGATCGAGTCGCCGTATTCGTTCGCGTTGCTGTATCCGCTGGTGGCCGGCGACTCGATCGTGTTGAAGATGAATGTGACGCCGGTTGCGGCGTTCGGCCTGATGCTGCAGTGGATGCGGCCATGAGCGCCGACCCGTCCATGCCCACCGAGACGTCCGTCGCGGTGATCATCGAAAAGCTCCACGGCATCGAGGAAGACGTCGCCGAGATCAAAGAGCAGACGAAGCTCACCAACGGCCGCGTCACCGCCCTGGAGAAATGGCAGGTCGGGGTGCAGGCCGTGAAGGCGGCGTTCTCCTGGAAGGCGCCGCTGCTGGTTGGCATCGCGGTGGCGGCGGCGTCGGCGGTCATCGCGACGGTTCTGACCATCACGTTCACATGAAGGAGGTCGTATGAGCGTCTCCAGCAGCACCGTCATCGGGATCGCCGAACGCGACGTCGGCGTCACCGAGAGCCCCCCCGGCAGCAACCGCGGGAAGCGCATCGATGAGATGGCCGACGCGTTGAGGACAAGGCGCGCGGTCGCGGTCGTCGAGCTGGCGGGGATGGTGGTCCTACTGGTGTTGGTGTTGATCCGACTGGTCGGAGGATGGACGTGACAGTGACGGCGCAGCGCATCATCACGATTGCTGAGGATCATGTCGGGATGGGTGAGGATCTCGGCTCGAATCGTGGCCGGCGGCTCGACCCGATTCAACGCGCCGTCAGCCAACGCCTCGGCTGGGGGGACTGGCTGGTCGGTCAACCGTGGTGCGGGACGTTCCTCTACTGGTGCTATTGGCAGGCGGGCGTTGCGGACCGCGACAACCCCGCGCACCCATCCACCGAGGAAATGTGGCAGCGGGCAACCCGGAGAGGCATCCTGTCGACCACGCCGATCGTCGGCGGGCCGATCGTCTGGCGCGGCGTGCACACCGGCATCGTCGTCGCGGTCGGCCCAGATGTGGTGCACACGATTGAGGGCAACTCGTCCGACATGGTCGCCCGCCGCATCCGCCCCCGGAACGGGGACC